AAGCAATTCCCTACTCGTTTGTTGTCGATTGGTTTTTCAAGGTTGGCAAGCTGATAGATACACTAGCCATTCAACCCTTTGGGGGTGAATGGACCTTACGGAATACAGTGTCCTCGTTTAAAGACGAGTACGTGTATTTAGTGGATCAAGATTTCTTTCCTAACATTGCGAGCACAAAAGTGTTTGCAGGTCAGGTAAGCATCCGTAGGTTTTCACGTAATGTTGGTCTCCCAGTGTCGTCTCTGTTTGCTACAGATTTGACACTGACTCCGAAGCAGCAGGCGCTCTCTTTAGCGTTACTTAATCAGTTACGCTAAACACGCACATGTTGCGAAGTCGCTTTCACTCTTTACCTACTTTTTGTTAGTAGATAGTGAGAGCTAGTGCGAGGTGCTAACATGCTTGCAAGCGACATTACGCTCGATAAAGCTGACGGAACTGACGTGGTCTTTAAGCTAGTTGCAAATACTAGCGATGGATCACGTCGACTCGATGTGGCGACGACTCTCGCCCTGCCCACTACGCTTGTAATAAAGCATAGTGTTACAGGAAAGGAGCCTCTCCTCACCGACCGCCACCTGGTACAATTTAACCAGGTAGTGGCCGCAGCAATCGGAACCCGCATGGTCAATGTGAATTTCACACTGAACATTCCGCGGGATGTAGCAGTTACTCCGACGATTATCGCCAATCTGGTTTCCCATCTTGTCGATTTTCTTTCGGATGGTGCTATCACCGGTTACGCTACCCATGCGAACGTCGATGCGATTCTACGTGGAGAGTCGTGAGACTCGTACAAGTGCTTTTGGGGCTTTCGAGCCCCTTTGGCACTGTACCGCTGAATATCGCCTGGGACTATATCAATAGTCTCTTGGGGTATTCATTGTCCTGGTAGAAATCTTTGCGCGTGTCGTCAAGAAGCGCAGCAAGCAGTTGGCCTTGGATTCTTACACCGAAAGGCGAAGATGAAAAGCCAAGACGAGTTTTATCTCGGCCTGCATTTGCAACTGGTTTGTTGCGACCCTCTCAAGCTGTCATCAGTGAAGAACCTCAATCGTGACCTTGGATGTATTAAGTCCAGAGTCGCGAACGAGGGCCTCTCCTTCTTGACCAAGACCTTACCCAGTTTGGGAAAAGCTCTTGATCGAGGTTTGGAAAGTGGTAGGTTCAAACGACCTCTGACCTTTGGGTCATGTAAGTCGTCAAATATGCCCGCTTTTATGCAGGTATATTTTAACCTAGTCTTCGACGAAGACAGTAATCTTCGGGACGTAGTCCCTGCCGAGGCCATTGGCCATCTTCGACAGGTTCTCTATTTTGCGTACAAGCTTG